GGCAACATTTTCGGAAGCTGGCTTTGCCAGAGAATTCAAGGCCGAGTTCACTGATGACAGTAGCGGATTTTTTAGAATTTCAAAAATGAATCTTTGCACGGTTGATGACGGCATGGAGCCCAGCGTAGAGGTTAAAGGCGATCCTAACGCAAAATACCTTTTAGCTATAGACCCAAGTTGGGCGGAAAATGAAGAGTCAGATCATTTTGCGATGCAACTTCTAAAGCTAAACGAGGAAAAGGAAATCGCAACGGTTGTTCATAGTTATGCTATTGCCGGAGGGAAAGTTAAGGATCATGCGAGATACCTTTTGTATTTATTGCAGAATTTTAATATCGTCATGATTTGGGCAGACTATGCAGGAGGGCTTCAGTTCATTAATACATGCAACGAATCAGCTTTATTTACTGATGAAAAGATAAAGCTAACGATTATGGAAGAGGCTTTCGATCCAGATGAACACTATCTGGAAAGCCTAAGAAAAGGGAAGGCGGAATATAATGAAAAAAGTGGATATCGGGTTGTTTTAAGAAAGTTTTCCTCTGATTGGATAAGAAAGGCGAACGAACTCTTACAGGCTCATTTTGACCATAGAAAAATATGGTTTGGAGCGAGGTGTATGGACGACACATATACAAAACAAACAAAGCAATCAATTCCAATAAATGACATTAAATTTATCGAGGAAGACAGCTATGAAGAAAAGGGTTCTTCAAAAATGATAGATTTTGTAGAAAGACAAAGCGAGTGCATTAGCTTAACAAAAACAGAATGCGCTCTCATACAGGTAAAAACAAGTCCGCAGGGAACTCAGGTTTTTGACTTGCCCGATAACTTAAAGAGAAATAAAGGCAAAAATAGAACCAGAAGGGATAGCTATACGGCTCTTGTGATAGGAAACTGGGGGGCAAAAGTCTATTTTGACATGATAAAGGCTGAGGAAGTGCAAGAAATGACTGATTTTGAGCCTATTTTTATAGGTTAGTATTTTTGACTTTTGAAAGTCACTTTTAACTTTGAGGTGTATTAAAATAGAGATGAAAAGAAAATATACAAAGAAAAATTCTGAATACTGGTCTTCGTTGGGGAAAAGGCCTGATAAGGGCGGCGGGATTGAGCTGTCAATGGACACAGAGCCGTCCCTGATAGGAGACCCCATTTATGCGGCAAAGGCCTCTTATTCGAGAAATAACGGGCCAAAGGGGTCGTCCACAAGAAGAAAGAACTCTGGGCCAAGAACACCGATTTCGGACGCATACAGCAATATTAATGAATTATCAGTACCGTTTTCATACGGAAAGAATGGAAATGCTGATATAAAGGAAGCGATTGTGCTTTGTCAGAAGGCTTATTTTCACGTATCAATTCTAAGAAATACGCTGGATTTACTTGCAGAGCTATCGGATGCAGATATTGTTTTGTATGGAGGGACGAAGGCCTCTAAGAATTTTATAAAAAAATGGATGAACTCAGCCCAGATTAACGACGTAAAAGATCAGTTTTTTAGGGAATACTACAGGTCGGGCAACGTGTTCTTGTATAGGGTTTTTGCAGAATACAGTCCAACAGAAATAGAATCAATGAAAAAAATATATGCCAGCAACGAAAACCTTGTTGAGCAAGATTCTGGATTCCCAAAAAACAATATCCCTATTCGATATGTTTTACTAAATCCATTGGATATAGAAAACTGTGGCGGAATTTTTGGACAGAATGTATTTAAAAAAGTATTGAGCGGATTTGAGGCCGAAAGAATAAATAATCCGACGACAGACGAGGAAAGGCGTCTCTTAAAGAAAATCCAAGAGGAAAACCCAAAAAAGATAGGCCGTATAGCAAATGATAAAATCTATATGGACCTAGACAGGAAAAGGCTTATATTCGCGTTTTATAAAAAACAGGACTATGAACCGTTTGCCGTTCCATTCGCATTTCCTGTTCTAAGAGATATAAACTGGAAGCTCGAATTAAAAAAAATAGACCAATCTGTTTCTAGGAGCCTAGAAAACTCGATCCTATTGATAACGATGGGGGCGAAGAAAGAAGAGGGGGGCATAAATCCAAAGAACATGGCGGCAATGAAGCGGCTTTTTGAAAACGAGTCAGTCGGAAGGGTTTTGGTTGCAGATTATACGACGAAGGCCCAGTTCATCATACCGGAGATTGACAAGATTCTTGGATCGGAAAAGTATAAAACAGTTAACCAAGACATAAAAGAGGGCCTTCAAAATATTTTCTTTGAAGATGCGAAGTATTCAAACATCGAAATAAAAATAAAGGTGTTTTTGGAAAAACTCAAAGAAGGTAGGCGAATTTTTCTAGAGAAGTTTCTGCAACCTGAAATAAAAAGGGTCTGTAAGGAAATAGGATTCACAAAAAGCCCAACTGTAAGATTCAGGTCTACAACAATGCTGAATGAGGGCGAAATCAAAAAGGCCGCAATAAGGCTTATGGAACTTGGTATTCTCCCGCCGAAACAAGGCGTTGACAGCTTAAACAACGGAGAGCTTCCAGACCCAAGTGAGATAGGGGAGGGGCAACTAGAATATAAGAAGCAGAGAGAGGAGGGTCAATACGTCCCTCTTGTCGGAGGAACGCCATTGTATAGCGAAGAAGAGTCTGCCCCAAAAGAGGGAGCACCTGTAAAAATTCCACCAAAGGCAGTTGGCCGTCCTAAAAAAGATTCTATTGCAAAAGAAGAGCTTATAAGCGTTAAAAATGTTGCAGAAATCATGAAGGAAATTTCTTCTCTGGAAGGTTTTGCCGTTGGATGCGCAAAAAAGGAATACAATAAGAAGAAACTTTCTGGCCCTCAAAGCGAAGCCGTAATGTCGTTATGCGAAGCAGTGGTATTATCCAACGAAAAGGGAAATTGGAAAAAGACAATTGAGGCGTGTATTTCCAATCCGTCTTCATCAATAGATAAACTAATAATTAAGCCGGAAATACTAGAGATTTGCGAAAAGTATAAAACGGATGAACTTGAAGGTGCAATTATCTATCATAGCAAAAAAATATAAAATAAGTGTATAAGGGGTTTTATGAAAACAAAATACAGCACAGTCTTTAAGCATGTAATGAAGGCCAAAGATATCGTCGATCCAAACGCGATTCACGTTTCAGAGGCAACAGAAAAAAAACTAAGCTCTTTTGTTCCGTATGTTGATTACCATAGCAATGCAGACCTTATCGGGATTGCCTTCGATGTCGCCGTTGCAAATATGTTTAATGCAAACGGAGATGGAGTGGATTCCGAGGGCGCTTGGCGGATAATGAGAACCGTATCCGGCAAGCCAATTAACGTTGAGCATGATCGAAAATCCATTATCGGTCACATCATGGACGGATCGTTTACAGATATGACTTGGAAAAAGTGGTTATATTACGATGATATAAAAGATACAAAGGAAATATTTAACATCACACTGGGAGGCGTTCTTTATAAGGTTGTTGCAAAATCTATCGGAGAGGCCCTTCTGGAAATACAAAAAGGTGTTGAGACTGATTTTGAAATCGCGGCAAGCTGGGAGGTTGGATTTGATTCCTTTTTTGCGGCGGTTGGGGACGACAACCTTTTGAAGAATTGCGAAATTCTTAGGAGCGAAGAGGAGATTGCAAAGGTATCAAAGTATATGAAGTGCTTTGGTGGAAAAGGAGTTTTGCCAAATGGGAAGAAGGTGTTTCGCCTTATTGACTCAGAGGGGACCGTCGTATTTTTAGGGGCTGGGCTTACAAAGTATCCAGCCGCAAAGGTTGGGCCTGTGTATATAAGGGATGAAGATGATTCATCACCAGCAAAAGAAGATAAATCAATTTCACATTTTAATAAAGATGATGTATCTTCATTAAGAACGGACGACAAAATTATGAATAAAGAACAAATTATGGAACTCATTAAGGAAGTTGTCGCTTCTAACAAAGATTCTGGAGAACTTTCAGAGTCGCTGGCCGGAGCAACATCTAAGATTGCCGATGCAATCGTTGAAAGCAATAAGTCCTACGTCGCTGAGAGAAATCAGGCAAAAGAAGACGCGGAAAAAGCTATCGCGATAGCGAAGGAAAAAGAGGAGAAGGTTGAAGCTCTTGAGAAAAAGATCGAAGAAACCTCTACCGCTCTAGCCGAGGCAAACAAAAAACTAGAAAAAATCGAGCAAGAAGCAAAAGCCGCAGAGCTAAAGGAAAAATTCAACGAAAGAATGACCGCTCTTGACGAGAAGTTCGAGCTTTCAGACGAAGACAGAGAGATTCTTGCTAGTCAGGTTTCCGCTGTTGAGTCAGATGAAGACTTCGAGAAGTTCAGCAAGAGCCTAGAAGTTTTGATGAGTTCGAAGCTAAAAGAAAAGATTGAAGAGGCAAAAGCAGAAGAAGAGAAGAAAATCAAGGAAGCTCTTTCGGAAGAACTGAAAAAGCGCGGGATCGAAGACCCCCTTGAGTCGAAAGCTTCGAAAAAGGAAGGGGCGGGCATCCCCAACAATTCATCGAAAGCCTCGGAAGAGAATGTTAGCATAAGAGAAAAGTTCTCGAAGGCTTTCACAAAAGAAACAGTAAAGGTATCAATATAATATGAAAAGACTACTTCCATTCAGAGATTATAGTGAACACGATGTTGTCAACATTTTCGCGCTGGACACGGCTAACACCTATCTCAGCGATACCGGAGATGGCGACGCGGGTGTTATCGTAAAGGTTTCTAACGGAGCCATTACAAATGATGCGGCCCAGTACGTTGCATCTTCTTACCTCGGCAAAACGGATTATCCTAATGTCGGGCGCAACGGATATCCAGAAGTTCCCCTCAAGGTCGGCGTTGCCGGATCGGGAGAGGCCGCTCTTGGAATCACGCTGTTTGAAACAGCTATGTACGACGAAAACGGCGAAAAGCTTCTGTACTATCGTCAGAAGGCTCTTGAGAATCAGGCTGTTCTTTCTGGACAGGCTGTACCTGTTCTCAAGAGGGGAACCGTGACCCTATCGAGCGCGGCGTTTGAATCAAGCATTCCGGCACCATCAACGGCTCTGTCCGTAAGGTCTGGCGGAAAGTTCGGCGAAGCAGAAAGCGGCGACTCCGTGTACGGAATGGTCCTTGCTACGGGTGAGCGTATTGCCGGAGCAACGGCGGATTACTTCGCTGGCGCGGCTGGCGCAACGGGAACGTATGCGATTGTCAGCATTGACTTCTAAAGAAGAAAGATAAAGAAACATGAACATTAAATTCGAAAGATCGAAGGAACAGTTGGAGCTTGTTAAAGCGATGGCATCTGCTGACAAGGCAGAGGCTTACGAAGCACAGCAAGCTATGGCCGAATTTGTAGGCCCCGTTATTTCAGAGGTCATTAACACAGCGCCCACTCTGAGCAATATTTTCTCAGATACGACGTATGATTTTGACGACAATCCTAGCATCCCAGTAGACCTGTTCTACGACATTACGGATGAGGATTACATCAAGGTCTGGAGCCAAAGCGTTCCAGGTGGCCTTCCTTCAAATACGGTTATCCCAACGGCTTCCGAAATGAAGATCGCTACTTACACGCTTGATTCCGCATGGAACTTCGATAAGCGCTATGCTAGGAAGTCCCGTCTTGATGTTGTGGCGAAAGTATTTTCAAGAATGGCTCAGGAAGTCATGTTGAAGCAGGAAAGAACTTCCGCCAACGTCATTCTAGGAACGCTTGCGGATAACGCCGCGAACCAGCTTGTCGCCGGAACGTCTACGAGACTTCTCCCAGCCGATTTCAACAACCTTGTTGTTAGGGCTAAGAGGGTGAACGCTTCTTGGACGAAGGGTACTCCTGCTGGCAGAGTTGGTGGAGTGACGGACCTGTGGATGTCGCCTGAACGTATGGCCGATCTTCGCGCTATGGCTTACAATCCTATCAACACTGTTGATAGCGATGGTTCCGTCGCAAGTGGTGCAGATAGCGGTCTCACAGCCCCAGACGCGATGCGCTCCCAGCTTTTCAGCGCGGGTGGTTTCCCGAGCTTCTACGGCTTGGCTATTCATGAAATCAACGAGCTTGGCAAGGGCCAGAGATACACGAAGGTCTTTGACAGTCTGTATAACGGTACATTCAGTGGAGCAGCCGACGACCTTATCTTGGGCGTTGATATGTCCGCTGGTGGCCTAATCAGGGCCGTTGCCGCCGATCCTGAGTCGAATAACTCAATCCAGCTTGAAGTGGACGACCAGTTCGTTTCCCGTCAGCGTAAGATTGGTTACTACATGGCTCTTGAAGAAGGTCGCGTTGTCCTTGACAGCCGCACAATCTTCGGTATCAGAATCGCTACCGCCGCGAGCTAATTCAACGCGAATAAAGCTCAGAAGCCGCCCGAAAAATCGGGCGGCTTTTCTCTTTTCAAGGGGCGGTGTGTAAAATCAATGGAAAGGTATAAGGGAATTATGTTTCAGATAAACGGAAAAGTAGAGGACGACGTTAGAAAGATTCGCGGGATTGAAGAACTTTCTGGAGTGAAGGCCAAGAACGTATTTGGCGTGGAATCTGAGGAAGAGCTTAACGAAAAGATGGCTGATATGACGCTGATTGACCTGCAAAAAATGGCAGTATCAAGCGGGGTTTCGGGAGGCGGGACAAGAGCCGTTCTTAAGGAGAAACTGAGAAGAGAATTTATTAGATTTAAGCACGGGGGACACGGACTGGCTTCTTCGGTAGGAGGGCAAATGAAGCTCAAGGGAAAAGACAAAAAGAGACGAGAAAAAGAAGTCTTTAACCTAATGACGGAAGGAATCTAAAATGTCGGAACTTGGCCTTATCGCGACAGAGGTTATTGAAGATGAATTTCCGTACCTAACTGGCACGGATCGGTCTGTCGCAATATCAAATGCATCTGGATGGTTTGAAAACAACATCGGGAAGTTGAATAATCTTATTTATTCTTCTTATAGCGGTGTAGATCCAGGTTTGTGCTTGGAGGAAAGGTCCATCTATAAGGCTATTTATTTGTCGGATTATTTTAGATCAAAAGCGGGAGCCGTATTAAAAAATATGGATTCCGATGTCTTGCAGTGGATTTCTTTGTCAGAGGGGGATTCGACAATTCGATTGCAAAACAAAAACGAGGTCTCAAAGTCTTACGTCTCAATGAGCAAGGAATACAAGCAAGAAGCAAAAGACCTTGTTTGGGCCTATAATTTGTATGGCGCGTATCCGAGAAGCGTGGACCTTGTTTATCTGGAAGACTATGTTTCAACGGGGCAGTCTCAAGCCGTGTTGGGCGGGGCTTCTTATCTGCAAGCTGGGTCGGTTGAGATCGAAGCCGGATCAAGCTCTGTTGAGATTCCGCTTTCTCTGTCTTCTTCGCCTCGGAGCATAAGCATTTCAATGGTTAAGCCGTCGGACACAGACCCAAATGTAAGTTTCGCGGTTGTGGGGAATTCTATTTCCAGCACTGGGTTTAAGGTCAGTCTGGGGGGCTTTATTCCAAGCACAGGATACCTTGTTAATTATGGGGTGAGATAATGGCAAGCCTGATTCCAGAGGCGGATAAAAGCATTATCCAAGGTGCTTTCGACAGTATCCATGATACATTCTCTAGAACAATACAAATATATGTAGATGGGGAATCGGCCCTTATAGATACCGATGGTTCTCATAACCCGTTATACGGAGACGGGGGAGGGGAAAAAATTGGTGGAAAACCGAACCTTGTTTCATATACAAAAAGGGCGAGAATAAAATATATGGGTCTACAAGACAGGCAGACATTGGCCGGAGGATCAAATGTGAATTATCCGTGGGGAACCATTCGCATGAAGGTTGATTCTGATACATATTCAATAATAAGAAAAGCAAAGAAAATAAAGATAGACGACCGACTGTGCGAGCTTATTGGAGCCCCAGCGCGACCTGGGCCGTTCTTCCCTAATTATTGGACGATAGAGCTAAGGCAGATAGACTAATGGCTTGGGCAAGGGTAAGTCAGGCGTATATCAACCAAAAATTTGCCCCAGTTGTTCTGGCCAAGATTAAGGACAGGGTAAAAAAGGTGGCGCAAAAAGAGGTTGAATGGGCGAACGCAGAACTAGTGCGAAAATATATGAAAAGCGCTATTACAAAGGAACTTCTTGGCCAGA